TATAAAAATAAAATATACTTTAGGCCAGACCCACAGGTTAACTATTATGTTTCCTACCAAGTACCCGACTGGAAAAGAAGATATCATGTAGTAGCCAACTATTCTCAGGGATCCATATCCTTGATCGTAAATGGAGAAAATGTTGTTTCTAATACAGTTGACTTCCTGGACACAGAATTTTCATTTTCCTTAACAAACTCAGTTTTTAAAACAATTGGAGATGACGACTATAAAGTAACTGTAGATGCTGTTGCGTTATATAAATATAATATCAGCCAGACAAGGGCCCAGGACCACCTAGATCTATCTAGAAAGACAGTAGTTAAAAGAAACTATTTTAACTCAAACAATCAACTTTTCTACTCACCAAATAATTCTGAGTGCATGAAGGCATATAGCTTTATGAACAACTGGACCAACTTTGATTTTTCAAATGCCATAGTAAATAATAAAAATAACGTCACATTAAAGTACATATCAGACCAGACATTATCTGGAACTGGGACCGACATATATTCTACAAATGCTGGCAGAACTGGACTGTCTTTAGGATCAGACCAATACTTAGATATATCCCAAATAGTCTCATTAATAGAGCGTGGAACAGCAATATCTATGAGCTTTTATCACTCTACAGTTTCTCCAGAAAAAGGTTTAATTTCATTAGAAAACTCAGAGTCATCACAGTCATTATTTGCCTGGATAAATTCATCTAATCAGTTAACCATAAATTACAATGGTTCTGCTACCGTATCTACCTCTTCCCCAATAGCTGGCTGGAATGAAATATTGGTAGAAAATAAAACAGGGGACCTAAAGATATATCTAAATGGAACTTCTATATTCTCAGCGGTAACAAGCTTCAACAACATAACCCTTGCCCATATAGGAAGAACTAACACCCTATATGCACAATGTCCAATAACATGGGTAGCAATAAAGTCAGATATTAACTATAATGGGATAGTTAATAATGTTTTATATAATCAACCATCAGACTATATCTTAAAACTACAAAATAATTTATCATGGTCTCAGCACGGATCTGTAAAGGGGTCCATATACGTCCCTGCAGCCCTATATGAGGGGTCTTTAGCTTTCTATACAGGAAGTTCTCAAAACCTTTCAGTAACCTATAATAACGGCCTTGTATGGCCTAAAATGGGCATTCTGCCACAGATCACAAGTGCTGCTATAAATACTGTAACAGATTATGAAATCACTATTAGTTTATCTACTGATAATTCAGAAACAGATCTACCAATCTTAACAAACATTGGACTTTATGCATATTCAGATTCTATGAAAAGGGTTATTCCAGAAAATGGAGAAGACCTAGCCCAGATAATGAATATCGATCAGTCAGTCATTTTTGACGACGACGTAGAGGTATTAGATAGATTAGACCAAGCGGGTATTTGGCTTAATGGAACTTCATATTTAAAAATCCCATCTCAATCTAAACACTCAGACCTGAATGGATTTGATGGAACAAAATCAATAACTATGATTTTAAAGATTAATGAACCTTTAACCTCTGGAAAGTATATTTTAGAGTCTGGTGCAAAATCACTATATTGGGATGGAACTTCATGGCAATACCCAGGATTTTCTGCAATGTATGTAAATGGACAGACTACATTTGACAACAAGGCTATGTTGGATGACTGGGTTCATATAGCATTAACATCAACCTCAAAAATAAATGCTGGGGACTACATATATGTTGGATCAGATGACGCTGGCGCAAATCAACTGGACATAACTCTCGGAGCATTCTCAATGGCAGCCTATGTTTTGGACGCTACAGACATAGAGAACGAATATGAAATGTTTATAGGCTATCCACAAGAAGAGCTATTTACGGACACAGTAATGCTAAATTCAATAGATATTGGCCTAATTCCTTACCAAGTTTCCTGGCAAACAGCCTAAATTTAGACATATTAGTGACATTTACTGGCACTTAACACAAAAAGATGGTATTATAGGGTAATGAAGAATTTAAAAACATCAGTCGTAGAAGAAACCACCCTAGGTGTATTTGTCTGGGAAATGCCAGATGGAAGATGGGTTGGAGACGACGAGGGAAACTATTTATCCATACAAGGATTTAAAGGGGATAAAACAAGAGTCAATGTTTTGACAGAGGTTGTTAAGGGTTACGGAATACATACTGGAAGAGCAAGATTTTTAGCTGGACAAAGAAAAATTAATGATGAAGAATATCAGGAGCAAGTACAAAGATTAAACTGGGGATTGACTCCAGACCCACTAGATATAGGTGAGTACAAAGAAAGCTTAAAGAATTTGAGGAATGACTAATGTCTGATGTAGTTGACGATTCAAGAGAAATTAATGCTGTAATTTCTGGAGACTTTTTTAAAGAAAAGCAATCAGAAACAACAAGCGACCCATTTGAGGCTAAGGCTGACGATATTGCAAAGTACAGAGGATTCTCTCCAAACTTTAAACGTAAAAATACAAGGCTATTACAAAAGTTTCAACGTGGTCAAGAGGGAATTTCATCAAAGAAAAATGAAACAGAATACCTCATGGGATACGACGTTCTTGACGTTGTTACACCACCATACAATCAAGACTACCTTGCACAGATATATGAAATATCCTCACCACACTTTGCTGCAATAAACGCTAAGGCATCTAACATTGTTGGTCTTGGATATGAGTTTATTGAGACTCGTGCAACAAAAGATCGTATTTCAGAATTATCAGAAAACCAAGAAAGCCTATCTAGATTTAGAAAGAAGCTTGAAAGATTAAAAGAAGACCTAGCCGATCAACTAGAGTCTATGAATGAAGAAGATACATTTACAGAAATATTAAGCAGGGTTTATATTGACTATGAAGCCACTGGAAATGGATACATTGAAGTTGGTAGAAAAGTAAATGGAGAGATCGGATACATTGGTCACATACCAGCAAGAACAATGCGTGTCCGTAAACAAAGAGACGGCTTTGTACAAATAGTTTCAAACCTTGTTGTATTCTTTAGAAACTTTGGAGATTCTGAGACAGAGAACCCAGTTGGCGATGACCCAAGACCAAATGAAGTTATTCATATTAAAAAATATACACCAAATAACTCATTTTACGGGGTCCCAGACGTAATCCCAGCCAAGACTGCTTTAGCAGGGGACGAGTTTGCTTCCAGATTTAATCTAGATTACTTTGAAAATAAGGCGGTACCAAGATATATTATTACCGTTAAGGGAGCTACATTAAGCAGAGATGCAGAAAGAAAGTTATTGGAGTTTTTCCAAACAAATCTTAAAGGCAAGAACCATAGGTCTTTATATATACCGCTTCCAGCAGATGATGAAGGAAATAAAGTTGAATTTAAGATGGAAGCTGTTGAGTCTGGTGTACAAGATTCATCATTCAATAACTATAGAAAAATGAACCGTGATGAGATTTTAATAGCACATAGAGTTCCAGTTTCTAAGATTGGACTACCAGAGGGAGTGTCACTTGCAGCAGCAAAAGACGCTGATAAAACATTTAAAGAACAAGTAGCAAGACCAGCACAAAGAAACTTAGAGAAAAAAATTAATAGATTGATTGGAGAGCTGACCGACGCTTTTGTTCTAAAGTTTAATGAATTAACATTAACTGACGAAGATACCCAGTCAAAGATCGATGAAAGATACCTAAGAATGAAGGTAATTGTTCCGAATGAAGTTCGTGCTAGACTAGGTATGGCGGGAAGATCTGGCGGAGATGCACCAGTTCAGTTAACTGGACAGCAAGCTGCAGATCAAACAGCCAGGGCTACTGGAAATCGTAGTAGAGATCAACAGAGAACAGCGAATGCAACTGACTCTAATGATGCAGCAAGAAACCCACAAGGCGATGGACGTAATACGCCCTGATTTTGTATTTTCATAAAAACGTTGCTAAAATAGGTACACCATGGAAATAAAAAAGGCTAATTGGTATTCAGACGGAGACTCATTAAAACTCTCCATGCCTATCGCAAAGGTAGATAAAGAGCGTAGAATCGTCTCTGGATTTGCTACCCTAGATAACATAGATCAACACGGAGATATAGTCTCATCAGAGGCATCTACAAAAGCATTCGAAAGATTCCGTGGAAATATTCGTGAAATGCATCAACCACTTGCAGTGGGTAAGATGGTTTCATTTAGAAAAGAAACACTATTTGATAAAGCTAGCGGAAAAGAACATAACGGAGTATTTGTAAATGTTTATGTTTCAAAAGGCGCACAAGATACATGGGAAAAAGTATTAGACGGAACACTATCAGGATTTTCAATTGGTGGAAATGTCAAAGAGGCAAAAAATGAATTTATTGAAGAGCTAGAAAAAACAGTTCGCATTATTAAAGACTATGATTTAACAGAATTATCTTTAGTAGATAATCCAGCAAACCAGCTATCCAATGTATTGTCAATTCAAAAAACAGCAGACGGAACAGTCTATAAAGGAATTGCTACAGATGTAAAAGTAGAAAATGTTTTTTACGATAAAGAGACAGACTCAATTTTCCTATCAACAGAATCAGAATTTAAATCACCAACATCAGAAAACAACCTAGAGTTAATCGGATGGGTAGAAACAAATGACGCAAATAAATCTTTAGAGATAACAAGAATTCTTGAGGCATATAAATCCTCAAGATCAGTTTTGCCTGAAAATATTGTTGCAAAGCAATCTGGGCAAAATGACGAAACTACCGAAGGAGGTGTTACTGTGGCAGAAACTACAATAGTAGAAGAAACAAAAATAGAAGCAGTAGCCGAAGTTGAAGAAGTAACAGAAGCAGAGCTTGCTAAATCAGCTGATGCAGAGGAAGCACCAGCAGCAGAAGTAGCAGAAGCTCCAGCAGTAGAAGAGACTGCAGCTGTAGAAGAGGCCGCTAACATTTCCGAAGTTGAAGTTGAAGAGACTGACTTTGCAAAAATGTTAGACGATATGAAAGCATTCTTCTCGGCAGAGATAACAAAAACAGCAACCGCACAAGCAGTTTCAAGCTTGTCTACAAAGGTTGATGAAAAAATTGCTGAAATTACAAATAAATACAACGAGCTTGAACAAGCAGTAAGTAATATCAAGTCACATATCTCTAGCGTTGAAAAGCGCATTGATGGAGTTGAAAGTGATACAGCAATAAAAAAGTCTTCTGATCTGGACGGGTCAGATGTTAAAATAACAAAAAGTAAGTGGGGCGGGCATTTCCTCAGCGTCCGTAACATTGACTAATAAATCTATAAAAATGATGGAGGTGAAATAAAATAATGAGCGATATCCTACAAAAAGTAGTAGATACAACAGACGTTGGAGCAGGTGGCGGAGGTTTGCTAACAAAAGAGCAATCTGACCGTTTCATCGACTACATGTTTGATGCTACAATCCTTGCCCGTGCAGCCAGAACCATTCGTATGCGTTCTAATACCGCTGATATTGACAAGGTAGGCGTTGGAACAAGATTGATGACAGTTGCAACTGAGTCTACAGACACAGCTACAAACGCAGCAGTTACATTCACAAAGATTTCTTTAACAACAAAGAAACTACGTCTTGACTGGGAACTATCAAGCGAAGCACTAGAAGATAATATCGAAGGTGCTGATCTTGAAGATCACATTGCACGTCTGATGGCAACACAGGCTGGTAACGACATTGAAGATCTTTTGATCAATGGTGTTGGAACTGGAACTGGTTTGATGTCAGCATTCGCAGGTTTCCGTTCGCTAGCACTTTCAAGTGCTAACGTCGTAAACGCTGGTGGTGCAACAATCAGCAAGGCAGTATTCAATAGCGCAATTAAGGCATTGCCACGTAAGTACAAGCAACGTCGTAATGAGCTACGTTTCTTTACAGGTTCAAACCTAGTACAGGATTATCTATACAGCTTGACAACTATCGGTTCAGGTGGAACTCCAGAAGACATTGCATCTTCAATTCTTCGTGGAAATCCAAACGGACCAGCAGGTGCACCAGGCGGTGTAGTACCGTTTGCATTTGGTATTCCAGTAGTTGAGGTTCCTCTAATCGATGAAACTCGTGCTGGTGATTACTCAGGTACAACAGGACAACACGGAGACATTCACTTGTCTTTCGCTAACAACTTCGTTGTTGGTGTAAAGCGTGAAATCCAGGTTTACCGTGAATTCAAGCCAAAGAAGGACACAATTGAATACACAATGTTCATCAGAACAGGTTGTGCAATTGAGAATCCAGAGGCATTTGTTGTGGTCAAGAACGTAAAAGTTTCTGCATAACAACCCTTAAAAACTAAATAGTCTACTGGGGGGCCCGAAAGGGCTCCCCTTTAGTCATTTTTGGTGCTATAATTAGTAAAGAAAAGACGAGAGGAGAATTAATGTCTTTCAATAATATGAGGCTCGAGGAGCTTCAAAAGGTAGCAGAAACCTTCGCTGTAGATCACCAAACTGCAAATAATAAAGCCGACCTAGTAGCCCTTCTTACAGAAGAGGGCATAAGCTTTGAAATGTATGATAAATTTTCAAACGCAGAAAAAGCAGACCCAGAGCTATCACCTGGTAAAGTAAAGGTTGCACCAGAGACCCCAACAGATGGTCAAGTTTTAGTAAAAATGGAGCGTATGAATCCTAGATATGATGTTAATGAATTTACTTTTACAAAAGAAAATCCATTTATTGTTATGTCTGAGGCAAAGGCTCAAGAAATTTTTGATAGCCAAGAAGGATTTAGATTGGCTACACCCAAGGAGGTTCAGGAGTTTTATTCCTGATTTAAATGGAGTTATACACAGGTCTTACCCAAAAAATATACTTAGATGTATATGAGGATGGTGAGTTAAGAGCAACAGATTCTAACCCCATAGTAACTATATATGACGGCATTACTGACGTTCAACTTTTTAACGCCTTTGCCGAACCAGAAATAGATGACGAAGGTCACTATGGGTTTTCAATATTAGACAATTACCTTCCAGTAGATAAGACTATAAAAGCTGTATGGTCATATGCTGTTGATGGAAATACTATGCAAACCATTAACTATTACAATGTGGTAACTCCATATATCTCTATT